CCGACACCAGACCCACCGGAGCCGGACCCGCCCGTGTACCCGCGGCCGGTCACGCCGACGGTGCTGAACAACGTGAGGCTGGAGTCGGGGAAGTCGTATCGCAACGTCATCTTCGCCGGCGGCTCCAGCGTCCGCGGCGTCCTGCACATCGACTACTCGCTGAGGGACGTGCTCATCGAGGACTTCGTGGTCGAGCGCGGGCCGCAGAACGGCATCACGCTGAACTCCTGTGCGGGAGTCGTCATCGAGAACGTCGCCTTCATGCGCGGCCACGTCAAGAGCCAGCCCCGCATGGGCTTCGAGTGTACCGACCGCACCACCGGCACCCGCGTCTACCAGCACGTCGACCAGTACAGCGTCACCTACGATCCGCAGGGGAACGAGGCCATCAGCTACGACGGCCCCGGCCTTCCCGCCAACTGCGTCATCGACGGCGTGACCGTGGCCGGGGCCGGGACCGTGCTCACCGAGCCGTGGGGGGCGGGGCTGGAGATCAACGGCCCCAAGGCCTTCTACGTCGACGGCCTCACCATCTACCGCTGCCGCTCGCACTCGCTGAACCTGCAGGGCAACGGCCAGCCAAGCGGCCACGTCTTCCGCGACATCGTGCTCGACGCCCGCGTGACGCACCAGGACGTGGACATGAAGCCGGTCGCGCAGATGGTCTGGGCCAAGGGCATCAACGGCGCCCAGTTCGGCGGCCTCATCGCGCAGGGCGGCACCGGGGGCGAACTCGGCTACCTCGACGGCTCCAGCAACAATGACTTCAGCGGCGTTGAGTGGGTCGACGAGCGCCGCCGGCCACAGGTGACGCAGGTGAACGGCTCGACCGGGAACATCGGGCTGCCGTGATCGTCCTCGCCGCCGCCGCCCTCGTCGTCCTCTGGTGCGTCGTCGTCATCGCCGTCTACCGCTGGCTCGACGGTTGAGCATCCTCCTACAGCCCTGCTTGCTACGTTCGCGGCATGGACGAGCACCAACAAGCCAGGCGCCGCTGGTACACGGCGGCTGAGGCAGCCGACATGCTGGGGATCTCGCGCGCCACAGCGACCAAGCGGTGTCAGCGTGGCACCTGGCCGGTGCGCTCGGCCAGCCCCGGTCGCGGCCGCCCCTACCAGGTGCTCGGCTCGTTCGTCCGCTCGGAACTGCTCAAGATGCAAGGGGGGTGAATCAACAATGGACACCGGCAGACTGACCGCCGCCATCATCCGCGCCTTCTGGGCCGTCGTGTTCCCGCTGATCGGCGGCCTCGTCGCCTACCTGCTCGAACCCGGCGCACTCGAGAGCGTCGGCGTTACCAACGCCGCGCTCGCCCTCGGCCTTGGCGCGGTGCTGTACGGGCTCAAGAAGTACATCTGGCCCGATACCCTGCTCTGAGGACCCCCCGACCAGGCCCCGGGCGCCAACGCTGCGTCCGGGGCCTCAACGTCACCGCAGTCGATTCAATTTCAACGGCTTCCGTGACGATGAGATGGTAGAGTGTGCGGGCCGCCGAGCCGCGGCCTTGCGGGAGGGTGAGTGAGTCCGACATTTGACAATACGCGCAGGAAGCCCTACAGGACAGGCGAGCTCGCCGTCCTCTTCGAGGTAGACCGTCGCACCATCATCCGCTGGATCGAACACGGCTACTTCGGCCCCGAGGGCAAGGGCTGGCGCTGGACGGCGGCCGGCCCTGGCAAAGGAGACCGCCTCGTCACGGCGAAAGCCGTTCGCAGAGTTATTGAGTCTGGCGCTTGACATCTCTATACCATCCGTGTAGGGTCTGTTCCGTCAACAGGAGTAGTGGACTTCTAGGAGGTGACGCCAAGGAAGGACCGGCAGGGGTGAACGCGACATAAGGAGACCAGATGTTCCGCTTAACGGCGGAGCGCCCCATTCCCTTGGCAGAGAGGGGCGCATCCACCAGCCCACAGTCAACCGCTACAGAAGACGAGGGCGCCGCGCATTGTAACACCAATGCAACGGCAAGTCGTCCGTTCTCACGCACGGTTCGTGACATTCTCGCGGCCGCTGCCTTCCCCCTCGTCATCAGCGCGCTGGTCGTGATCTGCGGCATCATCGCTGACCACACGCCTCCCGAACTCTTCGTCGCCGGCCTGCTCGCCGTGCTCATCTTCGGCGTGCTCTACCTGGCGCGGGAAGGCGGCCGGCGATGAACACCCTCGGATGGACGATCGTCATCCTCACCGCCGGCCTCATCGGCCTGTGCGCGGCGATCGCGCTGCTCGCCCTGGCGGCAGCGTCATGACCGGCATCTCGACATTCACGCCGGGCTCCGAGCTGCACTGCCTGGCCTGCGAGTTCTGCATCGGCCCCTTCACCGCACCCGACTGCCTCATCGCCGTCGAGATGCGCGACGAGGGCGAGCCGATGAGCGCGGCCTGCTGCCCGTCCAGGGTCGACATCACGAACCTCACCATGGACGACGTCGCCGCGCTGGCCGGGATCCGGCCGGACCGGGGTGGTCACCATGCGTGAGCCCGATGCCTGGTCGGAGTGGCAGCAGTGGGATGAAGAGCAGGCCGCGGGCGACGTGCGCCATGCGGCCCGCGCGGCACGCACCGAGGACGAGTACCTCGACGCGCTCCGCGACGCCGGATCACTCGGCGCCGGCATCGCCGCCGTCGCCGCCCACCCGCCAGCGCGTCCCACCTACCGCGACCACGAGCTGGCGCTCGCCCTCGAGGAAGCCGCGCTGACCTGCCGTCGCCGCCAGGACGCCTACGCCGCCGCCCTGCGCGCGGCTCTGGCCGACGGCAAGACGGACGATGAAGCTCACCGCGCCGGCCTCGACGCCGAACGCGCGGTGGTACGCGAAATGAAGGGGAAAGCATGACCCTGTTCCAGACAGCACAACGCACCCAGGCGAAGCTGCGCCTGGCGATCGACGGCCCGAGCGGCAGCGGCAAGACCTACTCCGCCCTGCTCATCGCCAAGGGCCTCACCGGCGGCGACCTCTCCAAGGTCGCCCTCATCGACACGGAGCGCGGCAGCGGCAGCCTGTATGCCGACCTCGGCCCCTACGCCGTGCTCGACTTCGAGCCGCCCTACTCCGTCGCCCGCTACATCAAGGCGATCGGCGCCGCCGAGGAGGAAGGCTTCGAGGTCATCGTCATCGACTCGCTGACCCACGCCTGGAGCGGCGAGGGCGGCATCCTCGACTTCGTCGACAGCGTCGCCAAGGCGAAGTCGAGCGGCAACAGCTTCGCCGCCTGGAAAGAGGGCACGCCGCTGCAGAAGAAGCTCTTCGACGCGATGCTGGCGAGCAAGTGCCACGTCATCGCCACGATGCGCTCCAAGGTCGAGTACGTGATCGAGGAGAACGACCGCGGCAAGAAGGTGCCGAAGAAGGTCGGGCTGGCGCCCGAGCAGCGCAAGGACGCTGAGTACGAGTTCACCCTCGTGCTCGACCTCTCGCGCGAACACATCGCCAGCGCGTCGAAGGACCGCACCGGCCTCTTCGACGACCGCCTCGAGGTGCCCAGCGAGAAGACGGGCAAGGAGCTGGCCGCATGGCTCGCCGGCGCCTCACCCGAGCCGCCACGGCCGGTCCGCCAGGTCATGCGCGACGAGCAGGAGGACCGCGCGGAAGAGCCGCAGGGCAACGGGCACATCACCAAGACGCAGGCGCGCGACCTGCACGAGCGCCTCCTCGCGAAGGGACGCGAGAGCAAGTGGTTCCTCTCCGTCCTCGCCGGCAAGGGCATAGGCGACGGCGAGCACCTAACGAGCATCCCCTCAAGCGAGTTCGACGGTCTGCTCGAGATCATCGGCGGATTCGCCGACCCGGAGGGCGTCAAGCCCCGCGCGGACGCGCCCGTGCGCGCGCAAGACTTCGAGGAGGCCGCAGGAGACGCAGGGAGGGCCCCTGGCGGCGCTTTGGCCACTGGTGAGGGTCAAGAGGCCCCTGAAGGGGACGACGACCTCGATGAGGCCGACAGGGCGTTCCTCGACCAGACGGCCGGCAACGGCAAGAAGGCGGCTGTGCCGGAGGACGACAAGCCGCGCAAGAAGGGCACCGTCACCGCCGCCCAGCTCACCCGCCTCGGCGCGCAGTGCGCCGAGCTCGAGCGCCTCGGCGTCGGCCGCGACGAGTGGCGCCTCTACATGTTCGAGAAGGAGAAGGTCGCCAGCCGCACCGAGCTGACCAAGACGGCGGCGACGCGCGTCATCGACTACCTGCAGCGGTGGATCACCGACGTCTCGACCGGCGTCGAGGCGCCGGGTGGGAGGGCGGCATGAGCGTGGTCACTGCATACCAATTCGCCCCCAGCTCCAAGGTCAGAGGAGTCGACGCCGACACCGCGGGACGGGCACTTGCCCGGCTACTGAAGACCGGGCCACTGACCGCCGAACGCGTACTGAACGCCGCCCGGCGTGAGAGCCACCCCTTGCATCCCGTATTCGAGTGGGACGACGGGGCTGCGGCCGAGCAGTACCGGCTGGAACAGGCGCGCCATCTCTCGCGCTCCGTGCGTGTCGTCACAGAGACAGGCGAGACTGAGCCGTTGGTCGTGCACGTCGTGCATGAGAAGTGCGGCGGCTCAGCTTACGTGGCGACCGTCGACATCGCGAACGACGACGAACTACACGCGGCCGCGGTCGCCGAGGCGCTACGCCTGCTCAACGGGGTTGCGCACCGTTTCCGCTACCTCGACGAGCTGTCCGTCGTGTGGGCAGCCGTCGAGGAGGCACGTTCCGCGCTTGAGCCGGTCGGCGTTTGACACGGCAGGCTCGGCCCGGCTGGGCATGGCAAGGATGGGCAGGGCCCGGCGGGGCAAGGCATGGCAGGCGCGGCGAGGCACGGCACGGCATACACACACTCACAGGAGAACACCTTGAGCAACAACGACACCATCACAATCGCGGCACCGAACTTCCAGACTGCCGCCTTCACCATCGAGGGCAGCGCTCCGTACGTGTCGCACAAGTTCTCACAGAAGGCACGTCTCAAGATGATGGAGAAGCAAGCCGCGGGCTCGACGGCACGCGGAAAGAACACCCGCGCGGCACGCGACTTCGAGGCCGACTACCGGGGCGCCATGCACGTCTCGACGGACGGCTGGGCCGGCATCCCGGCCCCGGCCTTCCGCAACGCGATGATCAGCGCCTGCCGGGCGGCCGGGTTTGTGATGACGCGGGCCAAGCTGGCTGTGTTCATCGAGCCTGACGGCTTCGACGCCGATGACGGCACGCCACTCGTGCGTATCGCCGCTGGCGAGCCCGAGATGCATGAGGGCTACGCGCGCAACGAGACCGGAGTCGTCGACATCCGCGTCCGACCGATGTGGCGCGAGGGCTGGCGGGCCCAGGTGAGGGTGACGTTCGACGCAGACATGCTCGGTCTCGTCGACGTCGCGAACCTGCTCGCACGAGCCGGTCTGCAGGTCGGGGTCGGCGAGGGTCGCCCGGACTCGAAGAAGAGCGCGGGCGTGGGCTGGGGGACGTTCCGGGTCGTCAATGGTGATGGTGGGTCATGAGCCAGCGCCCCCTGACGGTCAAGCAGCGCGCGATCGTCGACGCGCTCGAGCGCGGGCCGCAGACGATGAGCGACCTGCTCTACGCCTGCGGTTACGACGAGGGGAGCAGGGCCGGGCGCACCTACGTGACGGTCGCCCTGACCCGCCTCACGGGCCGCGGCTACGGGTTCAGCAACATGAGGCCCCCCGGTTCACACCGGGGCGGCCTCTACGTGCTCATGACGCGCCCGCGCGAGCTCGCCCCGGAACCGGCCACGCCGGCCCACTGCGAGAGCTGCGGCGTGCGCTTGGCGCGCGACCACCGGGAGGACCGCTACTGCTCGCCCTGCCAGCGCAGCCTGCTGGAGGTCGAGCTCGCCTTCCTCGCTCCTCCTACGCTGCTCGAGTGCATGGTTGCGTCATGAGCAGCATCATCACCGCCCCGGCCGGTTACGACGCGGTCAAGGGGGCCGAGCACGCGAGCCGGGCCCTGCGCTACCTGCTGACCACCTACCCGAACCGGATGATCAGCCACCGCGAGGTCTGCGACGTGGTCGGCTTCCAGGTCTGCCCGCAGGCCGTGAGCAATGCCGCCGCGCGGCTGCGCTCGGGCGCCTTCGGGCTGCACATCCTGAGCAGGGGCGGCATCCGCGGCGGCTACGTGCTCCTGGTTCCGGTGCCGGCGAGCGACGAACGCCGCTGCGCGAGCTGCGGGGCCCGCTCGGTCATCGGCACCTGCCGGCGCCTCAAGGGGCGCCCGGTCTCCCCCGGTGAGTGGTGCTGGGCGTGGTCACAATGACCGCGATCCTCACGCGCCCGCGGCCCGACGCCCCGATCTACGAGCTGCGCCGGACGGCCCGCGGCTATCTGCTCCTCCCCTACTTCGCCGACCAGGACGCGGGCCGCGAGATCTCCCGCGCCCAGGCCGCGGAGTGGCTGCACGCCGTGCGCAGCTGCCCCGGCGGCCTCGTCATCGGCGACGACAGACACGCTTCGGCGCCCGAGGCGCCCCGAAAGGACACCGCATGAGCAAGAGCCTGAACAGCGTCTGCATCTCCGGCTACCTCGGCCGCGCACCGAAGGTCTTCGACAACGACGACGGCAGCCGCAGCGCCATCCTCGCGCTCGCCGTGAACAACCCGGCCAAGGTGGACGGGGAGTGGACGGACGAGGCCATGTGGACCGACGTCAAGGTCTACGGCGCCATCGTCGACGCGATCGAGAAGTACCTCGACTCCGGTTCGTTCGTCATCGTCGACGGGCGCATGGCCAAGCCGCGCCACTGGACGACCGACGAGGGCGAGGTGCGCGTCACCCCGATCGTCGTGGCCAAGAGCGTCATCTTCGGCCCGCGCACCGGCGAGGACGCCGCGCCGCGCCAGGAGGCCAAGCCCGCCGCCGTCTCCGCCAAGGACTTCGGCGACGACGACGTGCCCTTCTGAGGGGGCGGCGGATGATCGCCCCCACCACTACCGACTACCTGCTCTTCGGCAAGAAGCGTTGCAGCCTCTGCGGCAAGGAGCTGCCCGCCTGCACCGACTTCTTCGCCCCCGACCACTGGAGGGGCAGCGGCATGGTCAGCCAATGCCGCGCCTGCCGATCGCAGACGGACAAGGCCAGCTACCGCCGGCGCAAGGCGGTGGCGTCATGACCGTCCTCGCCCTCGTGGCCGGGCTCATCGCCGGCGGCGCGATCGGCCTGCTCGCCGCGTCGGCCCTCGCGTCCGGCCGACGCGAGGACGAGTGCCGCCGCTGCGCAGAGATCGCGCGCAAGGAGCAGGCGGCCAGAGGGCGCCACACGCCGTGAGCGACGCACTCCACGACGCCGCGGCCGAAGAAGCCGCCCTCATCGCCGCCCTCACCAACGAGGCGGCCTGCGACTACGTCGTCGGACGCCTGCGCGAGAGCGACTTCGACGGCGACAAGGTGGCGGTCTTCCGTGCCGCGGCCGCCCTGCGCTCGGAGGGCCGGCCGGTCGACGCGGTCACCATCGGCAAGGCCCTGCGGAACGGCGGGGGCGGCAAGCGCGCCGCCGCCTACGCCGCTCACCTGACCGAGCTCTTCGTCGTCACGACGAACGCGCCCGAGTACGTCGAGAGCATCCTCGAGGCCAGTGCCCGCCGGCGCGCGGCCACGGCCGCGAAGTCCATGGCAGAGGTGGCCAGAAGCGGAGACCGGGCCGACCTCGCCGCCACCATCGAGGGGATCGCCGCCGAGGCCGCGGCGGAGATCCGCGGGCGCGGAGGGGGCGAGGAGCAGAAGAGCTCACTCACCGCCTACGCCCTCCCCGAGCTCCTTGAGCGCCAGCCGGAAGCGGTCGAATGGGTCTGCTACCCGTACATCGCCGTCGGCGACGTGGTCAGTTTCGAGAGCCCTCCGAAGGACGGCAAGACGACCTTCGTCCTGGCCCTGGTCCATGCGATCTCGAGCAGCGGCCACTTCCTCGGCGAGCGCACGGCCACGGGGCCCGTCCTCTACTGCACCGAAGAGCGCGTCGGGACATTCCTCGGCGCGCTCGACCGCACGGGGCACGGCGCCGGTGAGAACCTCCACGTCGTACTCCTGCACGAGGCGGCCTGGCGCATGGGGTGGGAGCAAGTGGCCCAGGAGATCGCCCGCCTGGCGGCAGACACCAAGGCGAGGCTCGTCGTCATCGACACCCTGTCGAAGTGGGCCGGGCTACACGGCGACGACGAGTTCTCGGCCGGCGTCGCCATGACCACCATCACGCCCTTGCAGCATCTGGCCAGCACGGGGTGCGCGGTGGCTGTCATCCGCCACGAGCGGAAGGCCGGCGGCGCCGTCGGACAGGCCGGCCGCGGGTCCACCGCCTGGACGGGCGAGATGGACACCGTGATCGCCGTGCGGCGGATCCCCGGAGAGAAGACGCAGCGCTCACTCGAGGCGATCGGCCGCCACGACGAGACGCCGGAAGAGCGCGTCATCGACTTCTCGTCTGGCGAGTTCACCATGCTCGGCGACCCGGGCGACCTGCGCCGGCTCGGCGAGGAACGCCAGATCATCGACGCCCTGAACTACGGCGAAGCGGGAGCTCTGCCTATCAACGAGATCCGCGGGGACGTGAGCCGGCGGACCGCCGACCGCATTCTCACAAGGCTCGTTCAAGAGGGCATCGTCGCCCGCGGCCTAGGCCCGTCACAGCGTGGCGGGAAGGCCAACGTCTACTGGTTGAAGGAAGACGAATGAATACCGTTTATGCACCAGTGAAAGCTGCGCAGGGCGGTTTGCGCACCTTGCGCACCTTTCCGACGAAAGGTGCGCAGCGGTCCGTGCGCACCTTGCGCACCTTTCAGAAAAGTACCTGCAAAACAGACGAATCAAGATGCGCAGAACCCTGCGCACCTTTCTGCGCAGCTTTCCTACGGCACACAGACGAAGATGCGCACGCAGGGGGCCCCTCTCTTAAGAGAGGGCCCCGTGCGCACCTTTCGGCGCCCAGGTTGGGGGGAGAGAGATGAGTGACACCTATGTGCTGTATCGCTTCTTCGGGGCGGACGATCAGCTCCTCTACGTCGGCATGACCAAGAACCCCGCCCGTCGGTTCGAGAAGCACGGCTACACCAAGGGCTGGTGGTCCGATGTGGTACGCATCGAGATGGAGCACCACCCGACAATCGATGCGCTGAGAGAAGCCGAACGCCAGGCGATCAAGAGTGAGAAGCCCGTCCACAACATCAGGATGAACAACGGCAACGGAGGATCGCGGCCCGCACCCCAGCGCACCGCCGGTCGCTGTGGTATCGTCGTCGGGTCCGTATATGCCTTCGGCCTGGACGACGGGGACTGTGCCGTCGGCATGGTGGAGGCGCTCGACGACGACGGCGTGACGATTGCGCTGTGCAACTGGCTGACGGGGCTCTTCGATGAGGACCGGTGGTTCCCGTATGCAGCAATCGAGCGCTGGGTGGTCGCCTCAGTGGAACAACTGACTCCTGGTCAACGCGCCTCTGACGGGTTCTTCTATGCGGACTTCGTCAAGGAGCTCTTCCTCATGGATCCGCTCGGCGACTTTCAGACCAAGTGGATTGAGGAACGGCGGGCTGCGCCGAGCGACAGCGCCAGACGTCCCTATGAGACAAACACATGCACGGTCTCACCATGACCCGCACCGCCCGCCACCTGGCCCGCCACGGCACCGGCTCCCGCTCCTGGTCCGTCCTCAGCCCCTACAGCGGCCGGCGGCTGCGGATCGTGGCGGCGACCGAGCACGGGAACAAGGTGAGGCTGTTGCTGGAGACGGGGGCGGAAATGGAAGTGGACGCGATGACGAAAGTGGAGGTGGAGTCGTGACCCGCACCCGCACCGACCCCGCCCCCGAGGCCACCCTCGTCGCGAACTGCAAGCGCCTCGTGTGCGACTTCGGTGGCTACCTCGAGGTGATCGGCCAGCGCCGCGCCAAGAACTCCGGCACCACCGTCGGCGCCCCCGACGCCATCCTCTACCGCCGCGGCCGCACCCACGTCATCGAGTTCAAGCGCCCCGACGGCGGCCGGCTCAGCAACGGGCAGGTGCTCGCCATGCGCTGCCGCCAGGACGAGGGCGTGCCCACCTACGTCATCACCACCGAGCAGGAGTTCGCGGACCTCTTGTGCGGGCGCTGGTGCGGCGCCGGTGACGAGGCTTGAAGAGGGCCTCGGCGGGGCGATCGCTGAGGGAAACGGGCACAGAATCTGACACATCGAGAGTGTCGGATTCGGCAAAGTCGCTGGTAGCGCATACGGGATTCGAACCCGTGTTACCGCCGTGAGAGGGCGGCGTCTTTAGGCTCGGACGTGCCCGGCGGTCATGCCTGCCGTGCGTGCGCGTCCACACCGCCCGTGGACGGATTCGGGCACATCAGCGGGCACATCTCGTGCGGCTCTCTTCCTACACGCCTCGTTGCTACGCTGCCGTCACCTGCCAACGATGGGTGAAGAGAGGCGACATGGACGGTGGTACGATCAGCGCATGAACCCGCCCCTGACCGGCGACCTCGGCGCCCGCTTCCTCGAGCCACAGGTGACCTGCGAGGTCTGCGGCTGCAAGGTCGACCCGGATGAGTGCAAGATCGTCTGGGAAGAAGACGAGCCGAAGCTCGACTCCTCCTCATACAAGAAGCACCTCCTCGTCGACGCCACACCGCTCCTCTGGGGCATCTGCCGGGAGTGCGCCGGGTAGGTGCCGCTCCTGCGGCTGCGAGCTCGCCCACGATCACGACGACGCCTTCTGTTCCCCTTGCGTGGCCGCCAGGCGCGGCTACAACCCCTGTCATGACCCCGGCTTCGGCGACGCTCTGCTGCGTCTGTTCCTGTCGCGGCCGGGGGAGCGCCTGAACGTCTACCGCGAGCTCTTCATCGTCGCCCCCGACCGCGTCACCTATCACTGCGTCTGCGCCCACGTGCGGCGCCTCCGGCGTCGCGGCTACGCGATTGAGGGCGGGCACGACGGCACCTACCGGCTAAGTGGCGTCGCCTCCGACGCCACCGGACAGCGAGGATGAGTCGCTATGCCATCCGTCCCACTACGGCACGACCCCGAAGTCATCGCCAAGGTCATGCGCCTTGCCAAGAAGGGGTCAAGCTGCCGCCAGATCGCCGCCAAGCTCGGCATGAGCAAGAGCACCGTGAGCACCATCGCCAGGGACCAGGGCCACACCTGGGGCGCGGTCAACACGCGCAAGGCGGCCAAGGCGAACCGGGCCTACGGCGCCGAACGCCGGGCCGACCAGATCATGCGCATGGCCGCCGAGATCGACGGCATCGTCTCCCGCTACCGGGAGCCCACCAAGGTCTGGTCCTTCGGCGGGCGCGAGAACCTCTACAACGAGCACGTCCTCGAGGCGCCCGACAGCAAGACGCTGGTCGAGCTCTCGCGCTCCCTTTACAGCCTCGTCGCCACGATGCGCCAGCTGCACGACTACGACAACCGGCAGCCTTCCGACCTCTCCGACTTCGACCGCTTCCTCTCGGCGATGATCCCCGGGGCAGACAAGTGAGCCTCGGTATCAAGCCGCTCACCGGCAAGCAGCTGCTCTCGGTGGAGGCGGCCGACCGGCGTCTCAACATTTGGGAGGGCTCGGTGCGCAGTGGCAAGTCGGTCGCCGCCGACCTGCGCTGGCTCAAGTTCGTGCGCCACGGGCCGCCCGGCAACCTGCTCATGGCGGGCAAGACCGAGCGCACCCTGAAGCGCAACGTCATCGACCCCCTGACCGACGTGCTCGGACGTGCCCACTGCTCGTATGCCCTCGGCTCGGGCGAGCTGCGCCTGCTCGGCCGGCGCGTCTACGTGGCGGGGGCGAACGACGAGCGGGCCCAGGAGAAGATCCGCGGCATCACCCTGGTCGGCACCTACGTCGACGAGGCGTCGACGCTGCCCGAGTCCTTCTGGACGATGCTCCTCTCGCGCCTCTCCGTCGACGGGGCCCAGCTCTTCGCCACGACGAACCCGGAGGGTCCGCAGCACTGGCTCAAGGTCGACTACCTCGATCACGCCGCGGTGTGGGTGCGCGGCGACGGAGAGATGGTCACCGGCGACGACGAGGCGCTCGACCTGGCGCGCTTCTCCTTCCGCCTGCCCGACAACCCGCACCTGCCGCCCGACTACGTGAGCGCGATCAGCCGCGAGTACAGCGGCCTCTGGCGCCGCCGCCTCATCGAGGGCGAGTGGTGCGTAGCCGCCGGCGCCGTCTACGAGGAGTGGGATCCGTCAAGCCACGTCGTCCCGGCCGCCGCGCTGCCGCCGGTAGCGCGCACGCTCAGTGTCGGCATCGACTACGGCACCACGCACCCGACGCGCGGCTACCTGCTCGGCGTGTCGGCCGAGCCGCGGCCGCGCCTCGTGGTCATGGACGAGTGGGCCCCGCCGAAGATGACCGACTCAGGTCTCTCTGCCGACTACCGGCGCTGGGTCGCTGGTCGCTGCCCGGAGTGGGTCTGCGTCGACCCCGCGGCCGCCTCGTTCAAGCTGCAGCTGTTCAGCGACGGCCTGGCCAACGTGATGGACGCGCACAACGCCGTGCTCGACGGCATCCGCACCATCGCCTCCCTGCTCGCCACCGGCACGCTCATCGTCTCCGACGCCTGCGCCGAGCTCGTCAAGGAGATCCCCGGCTACGTCTGGGACCCGAAGGCGACGGCGCGCGGCGAGGACGCCCCGCTGAAGGCAAACGACGACTCCTGCGACGCGCTGCGCTACGCGGTGGCGTCCACCAGGGCCCTCTGGGGAGGGCTCGTCCCGATGACACTCCCGACTGACTTGGAGGCGGCATGACCCTTCCGTTCGGCGGTCCATGGCCGCCCCCACCCCACGGTAAGGCGCTCGCGCAGATGGCGGTCTGGTCCGCCTGGCTCGAGGGCGACCCGGAGGCGCTTCTGCGCGTCTACGGCAACTCGGCCGGCGCCCCCGGGCACGAGTTCTTCAGTCGCCAGGGCGGCGTCATCCCCGCCGTCGCCCGCTTCTTCTGGGGGCGCCCGAACCTGAGCGGCGGGCGCAAGGCGCGTCTGCACGTCCCCCTGGCCGCCGACATCGCCACAGCCTCGGCCGACCTGCTCTTCTCCGAGCCGCCGCAGTTCATCGTCGGCGAGGAGGGCAACGAGGCCGCGAAGGTGCGCATCGACGAGCTGCTCAACAACGGCGACTTCCACGCTACACTCGTGGAGGCGGCGGAGATCGTCGCTGGGCTGGGCGGCGGCTGGCTGCGCCTGGTCTGGGACACCGAGGTCGCCGACACGGTCATGGTCGACGCGGTGCCGGCGGACGCGGCGATCGGCGAGTGGCGCTGGGGCCTGCTCGCCGCCGTCACCTTCTTCACCGAGTACACGCAGGGAAGCCACGACCAGGAGGTGATCCGCCATCTCGAGCGCCATGAGCCTGGCGCCGTATTCCATGGTCTGTACGTCGGCAACGCCGAATCCCTGGGCCGCGCAGAGGCGCTGACCGAGCACCCCTCCACCGCTCCATACGCCGAGCTGGTCGACGAGGACGGGGCGATCCCCACCGGCGTCGACTCGCTCACCGCCGCCTACGTCGCCAACATGCGCCCGCAGCGGCGCTGGCGCAAGATCGAGGAGCTCGCCCGCCTCGGGCGCTCCGACTTCGACGGAACCGAGCCCCTGATGGATGCACTCGACGAGTGCTACACCAGCTGGATGCGCGACGTGCGCCTCGCCAAGGCGCGCATCCTTGTGCCCGAGTTCATGCTCACGGACCTCGGCAAGGGCAAGGGCGTCGCCTGGGACGAGGACAAGGAGGTCTACGCCGCGCTCAGCGTGGCCCCGACCACGGCGGCGGAGAAGCAGATCACCCCGCAGCAGTTCGACATCCGCGTCGCCGAACACCAGGAGACGGCGCGCCAACTCACCGACGAGATCCTGCGCGCCGCCGGCTACTCGCCCTCGACCTTCGGTCTCGGCAAGGACGGCGGCATGGCGACCGCCACCGAGGTGGTCTCCCGGGAGAAGCAGTCGGCGCGGACGCGCGACCGTAAGACGCGCTACTTCTCGCAGGCGCTGGAACCACTGCTCACGACGTGGCTCGAGCTCGACGCCCTCGTCTTCGGCGGCGGCGCGCAGGGTTCGGTACACGTCAAGTGGGCCGACGAGAGCCAGCCCGACCAGGAGGCGCTCTCGCGCACCATCGAGACGCTGAACCGGGCGCTCGCCGTCTCGGCCGACACGAAGGTCAGGATGCTCCACCCCGACTGGGACGAGGAGCAGATCGAGAAGGAAGTCGAGCTGGTCAGGGCCGAGAGCGGCGCGATGGTGCCGGACCTCGGGCCGCTGCCGGAGTCAGCTGAATAACCAACCCAGAACAGGAGACACCAGCTATGGCAGGATTCACCACCGCATTCAGCCGCACAACCCTCGACAGCGCCATCGCCAACGGCGACAAGGTGCACTGGAGCGAGAACGGCTCCAGCGCCTCCGCCAACCTCACTGAGACCACGATCACCACATGGAAGGCCGCGTCCGACGCCGACCCGGCCGTGCGCGCGAACGACGGCGCGTATGAGTCGGCGGGGGCGAGCAGCGGCTGCACCATCACGCACTACGCCGTGTTCAACTCGGCGGGCTCGACGCAGAAGACGGACTGGACGGCGCTTGACGCCGCGCGCACGCTCCCGAGCGGCGGGAAGATCACCATCGCCGACGGGGCTATCACGGTCACGCTCACCTGAGTCGATGCGTCGCGTTGGCAACTGCTCCCGCTGCGGCGCCTGCTGCCGCCCTCCGGTCACGCTGGACGGCGCGTTCTGCCCCGACTTCGTCGAGGGGACGCCCCCGGCCTGCGCCGCCTACGAGGATCGCCCCGGCTGTTGTCGTGACTACCCGAAGTCGACCGACCGCCTCGACCCGACCTGTACCTACCGATGGGTGAGTGAGTAGTGGCAACCGCGCAGAAGACATGGACGTGGGATTCCTCGACCGAATCATGGTCGCTGTCCTCGGTCACGCGCTCGACGGCGCAGGGTAGCCCGAACAACGGATCCCTGTTCGCAGCCACGCCCGTCGGCCGCAACCAGGACGTGTCGGGCACCGCCGTCCTAAACAGCGTCAGTTGGGCGACCCTGTTCGGCATCGCCTCCAGCACTACCGTCACCGACGTGCAGGTGGTCGCGGGCCTGCGCACCTACGCGGGCCTCGGCGGCACATCACATGACGGTCATTCGGCCACAGTCGCGGTCGCCGATGGGGGCTACCAGAGTCTGTGGACGCGCTCGGGCACGGTCGCCGACGGGGGCTGGCAGACCGGCGCGGCGGGCGACAAGCGGACTCTCACGACCCCGCAGGCCGCGAGCGGTAACGCCGACCTGCGCATCTCGCTCACAGCCTCGTCCGCGAACGACAAGAACGGCCTCGGCACCATGTACGTGGACTACCTCACCATCGAGGTCACGTACTCGGAGGCCACATACAACGCCGCAGGCGCTGCGTCCGCAGAGAGTGGCACGTCCGCGTCCGTCAACATCGCCGTCCCGGTATCGGGTACTGCGCCCGCCACGACCGGCGCTGCCGCTGCCGTCAATGTAGCCGTTCCTGTATCCGGCACTGTCTCGGCGTCCTCGGCGACCTCCGGTTCCGTTACTGTCAGCGGGGCCTCGGAGGAAGCGAGCGGCACCGTCGCGGCCACCAGTGGCACCGCAGCCGCTGTCAATGTGAAGATTCCAGTGAGCGGCACCGCACCGGCCACCAGCGCCGCGGCCGGAGCGGTGAACGTCACGCTGCCTGCATCGGGCACTGCTGCGACGGTGAGCACGACCAGCGCCGCGCCGAACGTCGCTCTGCCTGTCAGTGGCAGCACGGGGGCCGCCAGCGGCACGTCCGGCAGCGTGGATGTCGCCGGCTCGACATCGGTTTCTGGGGCCGTGACGGCCACCAGCGGGACGTCGTGCTCGGTCAACGTGGCGTTGCCCGTCACGGGGGTCACCTCTGCCACCTCCGGCGGATCTGCCGCGCCGAACGTCGCTCTGCCGGTTGCGGGCGTGGTGTCCGCGACGAGCGGCACGAGCGGCAACGTGGCGGTCAGTGACGCGACGAACGCCGTCTCCGGCACCGTCGCGGTCGTCAGCATGACCGCATGTGCAGTGAATGTCGCGCTTCCTGTCTCGGGCCGCGCGGCAGCAGTATCAGGGACATCGTGGAGATCTGCTGAATCGGTCCAGGTGGGCAAAAGCTGGCCGGTCACCGTCGCCCCACGCCCCTGGCCGATCGCAGCGCGCGTCAGGCGGTGGCCGGGTCACCTGAAGGGCAGGGCCTGATGCCCGCCAGCCCAGCCATGGCCGAGCGTCTCGCCCGCGAGGTCACCGGCTACTACGCCGAGGCCGAGCGCCTGCTCATCGAGCGCATCGCCAGGCGTCTGGCCGCCGGCGTCGAATCGCCGCGGTGGGCGGAGCTCAAGCTGGCGCAGCTGCAGGAGTACCAGCGGCAGGCGCAGGCCCTGCTCGCCGACCTCGAGCGCAAGGCGGCGACCGGCGCGACTACGGCGCTCACCGAAGCGTACGAGCGGGGCGGCATGGCCGCCGTGGCCGACCTGCGCCGCCTGAACAAGACCACGGTCGAGCCGCTCGCCGGGCTGCGCGCCATCCAGGCGCTCACCGCCGAGACGGTCGCCAGCCTGACGGCGATGCACCAGCGTATCCTGCGCGTGACCACGGACGCCTACCGCTCGGTCATCGCCGAGACGGCCCAGCAGGTCCTGCTCGGCACGCAGACCCGCCTGCAAGCCGCGCAGGCGGCGCTCGACCGCTTCGCCGCCCGTGGCATCACCGGGTTCGTCGACAGGGCGGGGCGCGGCTGGGCGATGGAGTCCTACGCCGAGATGGCCATGCGCACCGGGACGGGCCGGGCCGCCGTGCAGGGTCACGTCGACCGGCTGCAGGCCAACGGCATGGACCTCGTCATCGTCTCGGACGCGCCGAAGGAGTGCCCGCTCTGCCGCCCACACGAGGGCAAGGTGTACAGCCTGAGCGGCACCGACCCGAAGTACCCGTCGCTCGAGAGCGCCCGGGCCGAGGGCTTGCAGCACGTCAACTGCCGCCACTCCATCGCCGCCTACCAGCCCGGCATCACCCGGCCCATGGGCGACGTCGCCGACCCGCAGGGCTACGCCGACACGCAGCGGCTGCGCTACCTCGAGCGCCAGACGCGGGCGGCAAAGCGCGTGCAGGCCGCCGCCATGGACGACGCAGCTGCCCAGGCAGCCGGCGCGAGGGTCCGCTCCTACCAGGCGAAGATCCGCCACCACGTCGACACGACGACGGCGAAGCGCCAGCCGCACCGCGAGCGTCTCGGGGCGCTGTAGGAAATGGCGTCGCCTCATCCCTTGACAGACCGTAGCGTTGACCAAACGTCCGCGGCCCGGAGCCGCGGCACCGACAGCCCAGGAGGCTATCGACATGACCGATGAAGCAGCCACCACGCAGACGGAGACGGCCCCGGAGGCCGCTGCTGCCGTTGCGCCCGCTGCGACGACCACCGCTGCCGACGCCCCCGAGGACGTGGCGAGTCTGCCCGACTGGACGCAGAAGATGATCCGCGATCTGCGCGCTGAGGCGGCGACGAACCGTACCAAGGCGTCGGCGGCCGAGCAGACCAGGCAGTCCACCATGGACGCCATCGCCAAGGCGCTCGGCCTCAAGGACGACGACGACCCCGCCAAGGCCGCCCAGACGGCAGCCGAGGAGCGGGACGCGGCGCGCAAGGAGGCCAAGGCAGTCAAGGTGGAGAACGCGATCCTGCGCATGGCGACCAAGCACGGCGCGAACCCCGAGGCTCTGACGGACTCGCGGTCGTTCATGCACGCGCTCGACGCCATGGACCCGGCGGCCGACGACTTCGCCGAGCAGGTGGAGAACGCGATCAAGACGGCGGTCGAGGCGAACGTGAACCTGAAGAGCGCCCCGCCCGCGGCAGCAGCTCCGGCGCGGTCCGGCGGACCGGTCGGCGGCGGCGCCCCTGTGGCCGGGCAGCTCGGCGAAGACGACCTCAAGGGCATGAGCCCGGCCGAGATCGTCAAGGCCAAGGAAGACGGGCGGCTGAACCGGCTGCTCGGCATCATGCAGTAGACCACGCAGACCGCGCTGCCCCCGGCCGGGAGCCGGGGTGACGTGAGGCCAGGAGCCTCCCGTTTCGTACCAGTACACATCGAAACAGGAGAGCCTCTCAATGGCCATCACGAACTTCCAGCGGGAAGTCTGGGCAGCCGAACTGCTCCAGTCCTTCCTCAAGCAGAACAAGTTCAGCTCGACCGTCGTCTGCAACCGCAGCTACGAGGGCGACGTCGCCGGCGCCAAGTCGGTGCGCATCACCTCGATCAGCCGCCCCACCATCGCCCCCTACACCGAGGGCTCGACGTCGATCACCTACGAGGCCCTGACCGACGCGCAGCGCACGCTGGCGATCGACCAGAACAAGTACTTCGCCTTCCAGGTCGGCGACATCGCCCAGGCGCAGTCGGCCAACGGCGGGGCCCTCATGAGCGAGGCCGCCCGCGAGGCCGGTGCCGGCCTGGCCGAGGACGCCGACGCCTACGTGCAGACGATCATGGAGGCCGACGTCGACGCCGGCAACAAGGTCGGGGCCACCTCCATCACCTCGAGCGCCCTCGCCATGGCCCGCCTCGTCGCCCACGGGCAGCTGCTCGACGAGAACAACGTGCCCAAGGAGGGCCGCTACACGATCGTCCCGAGCTGGTTCAACAGCCTGCTCGTGCTGGACGCGAACTACATGCAGTACGACGCGCTCTCCAGCGGCAACCGCCTCGAAAACGGCGTCATGGGCCGCGTCCTCGGCTTCGACATCATCGTCGCCAACTACGCGCTCTCGACCGGTGACGACTGGTACGTCTACAGCGGCCACCCGGCGGCCATCACGTTCGCCAACCAGATCGACAAGATCGAGGCGCTGCGTCCCGAGTCCGCCTTCTCCGACGCGCTCAAGGGCCTGCACGTCTACGGCGCCAAGGTCATCCGCCCGAGCGCCATCTGCATGACCCTCTGCTCGAAGACCTGAGCCTGAGCAGGAGAGCCGACCCCCTGAGTTGAGCGAAGGAGAACACGAACATGGCTGACACCGCAGTCGCAACGGTCAACCTGGCGAAGGCCGGTGACTACACCATCGATACGGGTGTGGGCACCGCGATCGTCGCCGCCAACACGCACGTCATCACGCCCAGCGGGCCGCTCGAGAACGGCTTCCTGGTCGTCCAGAACACCTTCAACGGCGCCAAGGCCGTCACCCTGCTCGCGGGGGATGACCCGCCCGCCATGTCCGCCGGGCAGGGCAACCTGGTCGTGTCGGTCGCCGACGGCGACGCTTCGTTCGCGGCCGAGATCATCGGCGGCCTCGAGTCGGCGCGCTTCCTGCAGGACAACGGCACCCTGCGCGTCACCGTCGCCGCCAGCATGACCGGCTTCATGTACTGGGTCCAGCTCCCGGTGGTCTGACCGTGGCCCGCTGGTACCAGAACGTGCTCACCGGTGAGCAGGTCGAAGTCAAGACACTCGAAGAGGATGACTTCTATGCGGAGAACGCGGCCAACTGGTCGCGCATCCCTGCGCCGCCTGCTGCCGTGAAGCCGGAACCGCCCGAGCCCATGAAGAAGCCCGCCGCGAAGAAGAAGGCGAGCTGACATGACCGCCTACGCCACCAGCGCCGACCTTGCCGGCTATGCCGGCTTCACACCGGCCCACATCACCGCCACGGCCACCGCGACGGTAGAAGAGGGTGCGGTGACTGCTCTTGTCATCGGCGCTGGTGGCGGATCGGGTTACGTCGTCAGTCCCTCGGTCCTCATAGGGGCGCCGGAGACCGGCGTGCGCGCCACCGCTACGGCCGCCGTGGCCAACGGCGTCGTCACCCTGCTCACCCTCACCAGCGGCGGCAGCGGGTACGGCGCCGAGCCGCCAGCGGTGACCATCGACCCGCCGGCCGACCTCTCGCGCCTGCTCGAACGGGCGTCCGAGCTCATCGATGACCACTGCCGCACGGCCCGCTACGACGTTGACGATGACGACCTGCCGACCGACGAAGGCGTTGCCGCCGCCCTCCGCGACGCCACCTGCGCGCAGGTTGAGTTCTGGCTTGCCGGAGACGAGGAAGACGACGTGCTCGGGCCGCTGAAGGCGATCAAGATCGGCAGCGTGAGCGCCGAGCCGGCCGAGCCGCTCGTCCTCGCCCCGCGCGCCGCGCGAATCTTGCGTGACGCTCACCTGTACTCAGGCGAGCCGGTGGTCCTGTGAAGGTCCGCCGCTCGCTGCTCAAGAGCGTCGCCCTGGTAGAGACCTACGCCGGGGACGGAGCCTACGGACCGGTGTATGCGCCGGCCGTCTCCGTCCCCTGCGCGGTCGACAGCAGGCACCGCCTCGTGCGCAACGGAAACGGCGACGAGGTCATGGCGGAAACCGTCGTCATCGTCCACCCCGAAGATGCATCTTCATTCACCCCTGAGTCACGCCTGACCATCGACGGACGGGCGAGCACGGTCATCTCCGTGGGCCCGCTGGCGCTGCGCGGCAGCACCAGTCACATCGAGGTGACCTGCTCATGACCATGCGCATGAAGTGGTACGGCAGGGAGGTCACCGCGGCCAAGAAGAAGGGCGCGGCGCGCGGGCTCATGAAGGGCGCCGAGCACGTCCTCGAGGAGGCGAACCGCCTCGTACCCATTGAAGAGGCGACCCTGCTGCGTTCCGGCGTCCCCAGCGTCGACGATGGTGCCCTTCGCGCCGCGGTCAGCTACGACACGGTCTATGCCTGCCGCCAGCACGAGGAGCTCACCTGGCGCCACGACGCCGGCCGGCAGGCCAAGTACCTCGAGACACCGATCAACGACGGCGGCGTGAAGAAGAGCGTCGAGACGCTTATCGCCCGTGAAATCAAGTCCAGCCTGGGGGGCTGACGTGTCCGGGTTCCAGACCGACCTGCTCACCGGCCTCGCTGCCTATCTGCAGACGGGTGGCGTCGGCACCTGGAACTCAAGCGGCGCCTACACCGCGCTGCAGACCGGCATCGTCCTCGGCAACGTGCCGCAGTCGCCGGATCGCATCATCACCCTGACCGCCTACGGCGTCGAAGACTCGCCGGCGCTCTCGGACTCGGTCATCGGGGTGCAGGTGCGCTGTCGCTGGAGCGGTCAGGACAAGCGGGCGGTCGACGATCTCGCCGACTCCATCTTCGCCCTGCTCCACGGCAAGACGAACTTCACCGTCGGCACCTCGCCGGCGGACGTGCGCATCACGCAGTGCCTGCGCCAGTCGGCGGCGACGCTCGGCCAGGACCAGAACAACCGCTGGAGCAACGTGCAGAACTTCTACTGCTCGGTCTGGCGGCCGAGCGCGAACCGCACATGAGTACCCGGTCGGCCCGTGGCGGCCGGCACAGCGACTCGTCAAGCCACGCATCACGCAACCCGCGCAGCAGCGCGATGGACCGATAGGAGAGCGGCGCATGGCCTCAACGACCAAAGTCCCACTCGGAGCGGCAACGCTCAACCGGAAGTGGTACCTCGACGTGAACGACGGCAGCCACGCCGCCCCCGACTGGGTCGGTGTCTTCGGCGTGAGCGACTTCAAGGCCGGCAAGGAGCCGAGCCTGCAGGAGGACTCGGACTTCGACTCGGGCGGCTGGAAGAGCTCGACGGTCAGTGCCCTCGCCTGGTCCCTGGAGCTCAAGCTGGAGCGCAAGGTCACGGTCGCCGACCCGACCGCCTACGACCCCGGTCAGGAGATCCTGCGCGAGGCGTCCGACAACATGGGCGTCACCAACACCGTCGAGGTCCGCTGGTACGAGGTGACCGACGCCGGCCCGGCTGTCGAAGCCTACCAGGGCTACGCGGCCGTCAGCTGGAACCCCGACGGCGGCAACATGGAAGCCCTCGACACGGTGTCCGTGACGCTGACCGGGCAGGGCGCCCGCAACGTGATCACGCATCCCGACGCGTAAGGGGGGTTGAGAGATGCCCTCCACCCCAAAGGTGCCGCTCGGCGCGGCCACGCTCAACCGCAAGTGGTACGTCGACGTCAACACGAACACCTACGCGAACCCGACCTGGGTCGGCGTCTTCGGTGTTTCCGACTTCAAGGCGACGAAGGAGCCCAGCCTGCAGGAAGACGCCGACTTCGATTCGGGCGGCTGGAAGAGCTCGACCCTGTCGGCGCTTGCCTGGGCGCTCGAGCTCAAGCTCGAACGCAAGGTCAAGGACGGGGCCCCGACGATCTACGACCCCGGCCAGGAAGTGCTGCGCGCCGCCTCCGACCTGCTCGGCGTGAGCAACACCATCGACATCCGCTGGTACGAAGTGACCTCAAGCGGGCCGAAGGTCGAGGCGTACCGCGGCTACGCGACCGTCTCCTGGGTGCCCGACGGGGGCAGCATGGATGCGCTCGACACGGTCACCGTCACCCTGACCGGCCAGGGCGAACGCTCCGCCATCGCCCACCCTGACGCTGTCGCCGCCGTCCCGGTCGTCTACGCCCTCGTCCCGGCGACCGACGTCGAGGCCGGCGGCGCCTTGGTCAAGATCACCGGGCGCAACTTCACCGGAGCGACCGACGTCGACTTCGGCGCATCCGGCGCCGACTTCATCGTGCTCTCTGACCACCTCATCGTCGCCGTCGCCCCGGCCCGTGCCGCGGGCGCAGTGAACGTCGTCGTCACCAACGCCACCGGACCAAGCACCAGCACGGCCACCTTCACCTACACCGTCGCCTAGCGGGAGGTGATCATGGCCCTTCGTGACCTTGACGACTTCCTCGTCGTCGAGCCGTTCGTGCTACCCATCCGGGGGCGGGACTACGCCTTCCCCGGGGAGATCAGCGCGCGCACCTGGCTGAAGGTGCAGCGGCTCGGCCCCGAGATCAACCAGGCGATGGCGGCCAAGTCCGCCGGCGAGGAGTTCGACGCCGACAGCGAGGCGCTCTCCGACGTCGACCAGGAAGAGCTCATGGTTGAGCTCTGTGGGGACGCCCTGCAGGATATGCTCGACGACGGGCTCACGAGCGCCCACCTGAAGGCGGTCCTCGTCACCCTCATCGCCTTCCACCTGGTCGACCGCGAGACGGCCGAGAACGTCTGGAACGCCCAGGGGGAAGCGCAGGCCCCGAACCGGGAGACCCGCCGAGCGAAGACGCCGGCGACGTCCACCCGGTCACGGGGCTCCCGCGCTGCATCGACTCCCCGTCAGTCGGCCGGCCCGGCGAAAGCGCGTCCTGGCAAGAGATCCTCTACCACTGGGAGCTGATCGAGGCCGATATGCAGGAGCGATATCACATCGACTGCGAGGCCCCGGGGTTGCTCGACGCAAGGACCGGCCGTTGGCTGCGCGTGCGCATCCTCGGCCTGTTCCCGGTGAAGAGCCGCCTGCGCTACGCCATGTTCCCACCGAAGGACGAGGAGGGATGACGCTATGGCCATGACCGTCGGCGAGCTCGTCGCCTACCTCGACGTCGACGATAAGCAGTTCAACTCCAAGCTGGGCAAGTCAGAGGGCCGCTTCTCCAAGTTCGGCGGCTTCGTGAAGAAGGCGGCGCTCGGTGCCGGCATCGCCGTCGCCGGCATCGTCGGCACCGCCGTGGTCAAGGGCTTCCAGCGCCTGACCTCAATCGAGAACGCGACTGCCAAGCTCGAGGGCCTCGGGCACAGCGCGACCACGGTCAAGGGCATCATGGACAACGCCCTCGCCTCGGTGAAGGGCACCGCCTTCGGCCTCGACGAGGCCGCCAACGTGGCCGCCTCCGCGGTCGCCGCCGGAATCAAGCCTGGGCAGCAGCTCGAGAGCACCCTGAAGCTGGTCGCCGACGCGGCGACGATCGGCGGCACGACGATGGGCGAGAT